TTACTTTTTTGCCTGAAGTCCCTTAGATAAAACTGCCCATCTGTTTCTTTGATGTCTTCATAAGTGATTTTGCGCATATCTACGTAGGCAAGCCCTGTGTAGCATTGGAACAAGAACAAATCAGCCGAGCGTTGTAGACTCTCTGTTGCAAACTTTTCATCGATTATTTTTTTCAATTCATCAGCTGTAAGATATTCCTTCAGCGTATAGGCACTATCTCCGAAATTATATACTAACGGAATATCTTGTGTAATCCATTTTTTCTCTTTTGCTATCCGAAAACAAGCGCGCACATAGTTAAGCATCTTTTTGATGTACGAGCCTTTCCATACTAAAGTATTGATGCAATAATCATGGAACATGGCACTCAAACCGTTCTTATTTTGAATATCAACAAGGAATTCGCTCTTTAGTTCTTCTTTTAAGAAGTTCGCAAAGTGTTCGCACACTATATTTGCTTTTGCGCAAGATTCTTTTGATTTTTTGATTTTTTGCAATAGCTCGTTCTTGCAATCCGTAAATGTGCGTACTTCATAACTCTCTTTCAAGTTTTCTTTGACTGCTAACGTGTCTATTACAGTCCCAGTGTGCTTGTGCGTTACCACTAATTGATTGTAGGTAGCCCATATCTTGGCGCGTAAATCCGCCATCGCCTGATTTTGAGAAGCCACAATTTCCTTCTCTGCTTTGTACATTCCTTTGATTGGAATGATGCGTTGCGTGCTCTGAGAATTGTCCCATTGTTCTTCTTTGATTCTGATGTTCATGCTTATTTCTTTTTTAGAGAAATTCGCTACCTTGAATCGACAGTAGATAGGTACTAAGTCGTCCGCATTTTTCTCACTCGGTTTGATGAGAAAACTAATGCTAATATTTGTTTTTGCCATAGTAATGTATTATATTTGTAGTTAAATAATTAGTCAGTAGCCATTTTTACAACCTATTGACTGACTTGTTTTCAGACTAAGAAAAAAGGAAATCTAAGAAATAACAATGTCTTAAATATCTTAAATCCTTGCAAATATATGCCTTACTATAACAAAAAAGCAATTTAAGAAATCTGACTTTCTTAAATTGCTTAGTGCGGCAGAGAGGAAGAGATTCATATTTTCAATATAAGTAATTGAAAATGAGGTATTTAATTTGTTATTTTTTAGTTACTGACTTGATTACTGACTAAGAAATTTAACAAAAAAATATGCAAGAAATTACGGCTATACAGAACAAAATCATCAAATGCGAGCTTATCGAGTGGAAAAACTTGAAATTTTTGCAAGATGATGACTTCAAAGTTTCTACGGAGGAAGAATACGCGAAAGTGTCTGCTTCTCTACTCAACAAGCACTTCATAGCCCCCTTCTATGTATGGCAAGATGAGGCTGGCATTATCCATTGCTTAGATGGCAAAAGGCGTGATACGGTATTGCGCGAGATAGATAAAGCAGGCGGAATAACCTATAAAGGGCAATTCCACCCTTGCGCTATACCTACAGAACTACCCGCTTTATTTATCCATGCCTCGTCTAAGGAAGAGGCAGCAGGGTATGTACTTGCCTATTCGAGTACTTACGGTACTATTACACAGGATGGGCTTCATAACTTCCTTGACAAATTCAGCCTCGATATCAAAGAGCTTGCCTTCGAGGTAAATTTCCCTGACTTCAGTATGGACAGGCACTTTCAAAAGTTTGATGTGTTTGATACTAAAAATAGTGCCTCAGAAGACTTGACAAACGAGGAATTGGACGATATGATAGACCAGTCCCCCTTTATTAGTGTCAAAAAAGGCGATATATTCAAGCTCGGCACAGGCACTATTATTTGTGGAGATAGCACAAAAGCAGAAACTTTCGTAGCCTTGCTGGGCAATCATAAAGCAGTGATGGTTTATACTGACCCGCCGTACAACTTGCCTTATGATGCCTTCGGAGGCAAGGGCAAAGTTCAACACGAGGACTTCGCGATGGCGGCAGGCGAAATGAGCGAGGAGGCATTTATGCTTTTCCTAAGAAGCTATATGGAAAACCTTGTTTCATTCTCTACAGATGGTTCTATCCATTACCATTGGATGGACTTCAGGCACGTGTGGCACGTATGCGAAGCGGCAAATGACGAAAAGACGTACAAAACACAAAAGCCCAAGCAAATTTGCGTCTGGAACAAAAGCGTGATGGCGAATGGCGCGTTCTATAGAGCGAAACACGAAATGTGCCTTATCTTCAAAAATGGAGAAGAAAAGCATAAAAGCCACTTGCAAATGCAAGACCGCACAAGGGCAAATATATGGGAATATAGGTCAGCAAACGATTTCGGCAACGCAGACCGAGAAAGAGTAGGCAATGTTTCCACAGGCATGGGTATGCTCGAAGCACACCCCACCCCGAAGCCTGTCGACATGGCGTGTGATGCTATCCTTGATGTTACAGACGCAGGCGACATAGTGATGGACTGCTTTAGCGGTTCGGGAAGTACGCTTATCGCTACCCTCGAAACAGACCGAGTGTTCTACGGCATAGAGTACGAAGAGAAATATGTGCAACTTATCATCATGCGCTATCTTAAATATTGTGATAAAAAAGGTTTAGCCCCTATCTTTGAACACCTAAACGGAGATTTAACGCTAAACCATTTTATCAATGCAGGAGCAGACGCAACAGAATCAGGCTCAGAGAGCTAACAAAGAAAATTATTATTCCATCAAAATCAACCTACAACAAATGGACAATAACGAAACGCCTAAAGTTACTTCTTTTGAAGTAATAGAGGAAAACAAAAAAGACAGAGCAGAGCGCATTTTAGAATATCTGGACGAGATGCTTGAACTCAAAGAAGCAGAAATGCAAGCCACTACTTCGCCTCTTGCAGACGACCCAGATGAAGCGAAAAAGCAAAGGGCTATCTATTACTATTTCAAATCAATAGTAAAAATGTCTAAAAAAATAGCCTAAAAACTAACAGTACCTTACAATTATCAATATGTCGTTAGAAGAGAGAATAGAAGCAAACAAAAAGAAGTTCCTTGAGCAATTTGTGCTTTCAAGGGGTAATATTTCTATTGCGTGTGCAAATTCTGGTATCACAAGGACTACGTATTATGAGTGGGTAAAAAATGATAAGGTTTTTGAGCAAAGCGTAAATGATGCCCTTGAAACAAACAAGGACATCGCAGAAACGATTATTCAAAAAGCGATTGAAGGCTTTACGTATGTGGAAGAAGTAACTGAGTATGACGACAAGGGCAAAGTGCTTCGGACAAAGAAAATAAAGAAGCATCAATCGCCTGACGGTAAACTCGCCTTGCAATTCTTACAAGCAAAAGCACAAGAGCGCGGCTATGGGAAAACATTAGACATCACAAGCGGAGGCAAGCCGATACAGACTGCTCCGTTTGTGCTTGTGGTAAAAGAGGACGAAGATGGGAGCGATACAAGCGAATAGCGCACAACTCATACAAGAGCTAATACTCAGCAAACCACAATTTGCCATTTACAAAAGTACCCAGCAGGTAAATTTGTTCATGGGTGGGCAAGGTTGTGGCAAAACGCTTGTGGCAGGTGTATTAACGGGTCGTTTCATTTCGCAGTTTCCGAAAGTGCGTGGACTGATAGCCGCCAATACGTATCAACAGCTTACGCGAAGCACGATGTACCGCATCAGGGAAGTGTGGAAGCAATATTGCAACCTGGTGGAATATGACGAAAAGACAGGCAAGGGCGATTATGTAGTAGGCAAGAAACCTCCGCAACACTTTGATACGGAAGGGCATAACTTTGATAAGTATGACGGCATCATTTCCTTCTCGTGGGGGACTGTAGTTTATACAGGTTCGCTTGATAATTACAAGTCCCTCGATGGTATGGAAGTGGCGTGGATGATTCTTGACGAAACGAAAGACACGCGAGAAGATGCGTTGAATGAAGTATTATTCGGTAGGCTTCGGCAATCGGGTATGTATGTAGAAGATGGCAATCTCACAAACTCGCCTACTTCGGAAACAGGGAGCGAGAACAAACCTTTCCTACCGCTCTATGTCTTTACCTCGCCTGCGAAAGTGCCATGGCTCAATAAGAAATTTAATCTTGATGACCATGAGGCAGAGATACGAAGTAAGATTTACTATCCGCCACAGTTTTTCAAAAAGGAAACTGCCAGCAATCAGTTAGCGGTTATTGGGTCCGTACATTTGAATAAGAAGAACTTGCCTGCTACCTACATACAAAATCAGGAAGCGAATATTCCTGCGGATAGGCAAGGTATGCTTATCTATGGCGACCCTTTTGCGAAAACGGGAGGCGAGTTTGTCAAGTTCTTCAGTAGCGAAAAGCACGTAGGCAAGGTGGCGCATACCTACCATCCAGAAGAAGTCTTGCATCTTACTTTTGACTTTAACTCTGTGCCATACATTACTTGCCTTGCCTACCAGCTAACAGGCAAGGCGGTAAGGCAGATAGGCAACTTTTGTCTTGAATCGCCTCATAACAGCACGCCTGCGCTGTGCGAGTTCCTAAATAAACACTTCGCAGGGCAAATAGCTAAAGTATTCATCTATGGCGACCCCAGTGGGCAGTCAAAGAACAAAGGCACTACTACAAAAGAAAAAGCAAGCGATTTTGATATTATTTTCAAAACGCTATCTTTCAAAACAGTAAATAAAGTACAAAAAGGTGCGCCTTCTGTTTCTACCTCACGCGACTTCTTAGATTTGATATTGTCTATAGAATATGCAGGCATTTCGCTGGTGATAGATGAGAAGTGTACGAAAACGTTAGATGACTTAAAATATACAAAAGAGGCATCTGACGGCACTATGGAAAAGGTACGTGTAAGGGACTCGAACACAGGCATCATGTACGAACCGTATGGACACTGCACAGATGCGAAACGCTATTTCTTTGTATCCGCTTTTGAAAAAGAGTATAGGCTTATGAGGGGCAAAGGAAGCAGTAAATTAGAAACTACAGCCCGTTTATCAGACGACAATAAATTTTAATCAAAAAAAGCTATGGCAACAACGACTGCACAACAAATAACCGCTACGCTTCAATTAGGCGACAAGGTTTTTCAAATTGAAGGCACGATTGAAGGCACTACAGCCTCTGCTATGGTGGTAACGGTTACGAAAGTAATGCGCAATGAAAGGGACATAACGGATTTATGGTCTTTGTTTGATGATGCCTATAAATTTGAAGCGGCATTGAAAGATGCCTATATCCGCAATATGCTACAGGTAGCAAGCGAAAGAATACTCGCTGCCACAAACGAACTTGAAAACGCTCGCAGAGCCTTAACAAACTGGTAAGCTATGTTTTTAGACATCACAGACTATGAGGAGATAGTGCAACCTGCTATCCTCACACAAATTTTGCAGGGCAATGACAGCAACCGCATCAAAGCGGAACTGGTCGCGCAAAGCCTGATGGAAGACTACTTGCGGGCAAAATATAACGTATCGGTTATATTTGCTACCACAGGCTCTGCCCGTCATAAAACGCTTGTGCGCTATCTGATGGACATTGCCTTGTACGACTTGCACGCAAGGATACAGCCTAATATGGTGCCGCAACTACGCATAGACCGCTATGACGAAGCGATGCGCTGGCTCAAAGATGTACGTGATGGCAAAATCTCGCCTGACTTGCCTCGCCTATTAGACGAAAACAATGCGCCTAAAAAAACTACGTTCCTTGCCTCCGCAAGCGAAAAACAAAACTTTGATTTTTAGAAAGTTATGCAAAACACGCAACAATTTACCCTCAAAACGGACTACCTCGCTTTTTCAAAAGCGAAAATTACGATTCAAGACTGGATAGCCGCTTGGAACGAAGCCGACAACGACTTCCGTCCACGCAGACACCGCTTATTGAACATTTACGAAATGGCGATGGTAGATAACCATTTGTCTGCCGTAGTAGAAAACCGTAAAATGAAAGTGGCAGGCGAGCCGTTTATCGTATTCAACAAAGCAGGTGAGGTTGATGAAACGTTAGGTAAATTGTTAGAAAGCAAGTGGTTTTCTGATTTTGTGTGGCTTGCCCTTGATGCTATCGCCTACGGATTTACACTCATAGAATTAAACCCCGCTATGGAGGTAGGCAAGATGGGACCCACTAAGCAGGTCGATAGGCGCAACATCTTGCCTGAAAGAAACGAAGTGCTTATCAAATACTACAATGAAACAGGTATCCGTTATGATGCGCCTACTATCAGCGACTTTTACATCTATGCAGAAGCTGGCTATGGGCTTGGGCTATTGAATAAAGCAATCTTCTGGACTATCTACAAAAGAAGTTCGAATGGCTCTCATGCTACTTTCAACGAGGAGTTCGGCATTCCTATGCTTATTGCAAAAAGCAATGGAGATGATGAGGAAAAAGCGGACTTGCTCGAAACACTGAAAAAGCTCGGAAAACAAAAAATGGGCGTTATTGGACTTGATGAGGAAATCATAGCGCAATATGCCGCCGCTATCTCTGGCGCAAGCGATAACTTCGAAGCCATGAGCGAAAGAGCGAATAGCGAAATGAGCAAGTTGTTTCTCGGACACGTAAAAGGGACTGATGATGACAAAGGCTCGCAAGCCTACATCAACAAAGACCAGAGCGAAAAAAGCCCTTCTGAAGAGCGAAAAGAGAAAGATATGCAATTCATTGAGAACTTAGTCAATGACGAGCTATTCCCACGCTTGACGAAGTTCGGAATGGACTTTGAAGGTTGCAAGTTTATGTATTTGCATACATACATGACTGCGCAGGCAAGGAAAAAGAAAGCCTTTGCCCCTGATATGTTGCGATTGTTGCTTGAAAACTATGAGATAGCCCCCGAATGGATAGAAGCTAACTTTGAAGTGCCTGTAAAAAAAAAGCCGTTACCACTAATTGAACCTCAAAAAAACTTGCCTGCCCCTACTCAAGCAAATAACCTCTTACCAGATTTGTATGGTAAAATGCCTGAAGCTGTGAACGGCATTGTGGAAGACTTCTTTGAATTGTTCACTGAGGCAATGAACGAATGGGCAAAGGAAATATATGCAGGCGGTGGCGAAGCATTAAATGAGGATATGATAACCTTGAATTATGAGGCTATCTGGTCAGGTTTAGTGAGTCGTATGAAACTAAAAGGTTATACAGATGCCTACATACAGGCATTGCGTGAGAACGTGTTTATCTTTTCGGGTGCAAAGACCTACGAAGAATATACGCAAATAAAGTCGTTCCTTGTGGACGAAAAAGGTAATAAACGTTCTTTTCAAGATTTTAGTGACCTTGTTTTGAAAGTGAATAGCACTTACAACAAACAATACCTTGACGCAGAATACGAACTTGCCGTAGCCTCTTCGCAAATGATACAGCTATGGCAAGACATAGAAAAGGAAGATAACCCCATGCTACAGTTTTACGCTGTAGGCGATGAACGTACTACGCCTATTTGCAAGAATTTAAATAAAATAACCTTGCCTGCCAACGATAGCTTCTGGGATAAGTACTACCCACCGAACCACTGGCGTTGTCGTTCTACGGTGAAAGTAGTCTATGACGAAACACCCACTGCCACACTCAAAAACTTGCCTACCCTAAATAAGGAATTTCAAAACAACGTAGGCAAGACTTCTACTGTATTTACAGAGGCACACCCTTATTTTGACAAACTGCCCGAAGCCATAAGTAAAGAACTACTCAAAAAAGCTAAAGAATATGCCCAATAGTTTAGCCGATGAACTCAAGCGGCTGCAAGCCGATTTCAAGGTTTTACAAAAGAACCTGCCCCGCGAAGTAGGCAATATCACGCGCAATAACTTCCTTGCAAACTTTGACAAAGAGGCGTTCAATACAAACAAATGGACTCCCCGTAAATTTGAAGACGAAGGGAAAAAGCGTAACCTACTCGTAAAATCAGGCAAGCTCAGGCGTTCTATACGGGTTACGATGGCGCAATGGGGCAACATTCGCGTAGGTTCAAATATGGATTATGCGCAAATACACAACGAAGGAGGCACTACCCACCCGAACGTTACGCCTCGAATGCGCAAATTCGCTTGGGCTATGTACTATAAAAAGAAAGGAAGCGCAGGCAAGGTAGAAGATAGCACACGCGACAGCGACATTCGCAAATACACAAAAGCAAACAAAGCGGCTGGCTTCTGGCTCGCTTTAGCCCTGACCGATAAAAAGAAACTCACCATCAAAATACCCCGTAGGCAATATATGGGTCAAGATAGCGAACTTGAAAAGCAAATAACAAACC